TAAGCAATTCTTTCAGCTTGTCGTAATAACCGCTGACAGCTTTCGTAACATCCTTCCAAGCACCCTCAAGAATGCCAAGCTCTCGGCGCTGCTGCTCAAGTTTGGTGTTCAAGGCTACAGCCACAACTTGTGCTGCCTCTTGTTTTTTGCCTGCCCTCTCAAGGGCTTCAATTTGCTTGTATTGCTCAAGCGTCAAAAAGTTCATCTCTTTATTGAGAGACTTTGCGCCTTCGGCAGTGCCGTTCAAGCCGCCTTTAAGTTTGTCAGTCGCCTCTTGAGCAGTAACTCCGGCAATCTGAGAATAGGTGATGACTGCCTGAGTGACCGCCTCAAAAGCCTTGCCTGTAAATTGCCCCGTTGAAATAACGGACATCAACGCATCTTTGGTTTTGCCAATGCTTGCGTTTGTGTTTTCGCTAAGTGTCTTGGCAAGCCTAAAGAAAGATTCCTCGGTTACGCCAGAAAACTTACCAGTCAATGTCAATGCGTCTTGCAGCTTATGCAAGTCATCTGCCGCCTGATATGCGGCAAGAGCAACAGTACCAATAGCCAACGCAGCAGCGCCAGCCCCAACCGTCACAGGTGTGAACAAAGAGCCAACAGCACGTAAAGCATTGCCCACGCCGCCCATGACGTCCTTAAGTTGACCACCCTGCTGCAAGATGGCAATCAATGGGCTTTGGCCGGAAGCGATCTGTGTCACCAAGTCAGTTGTTTGGTAGGTCAACTGAATTTTCTGCTGCTCGTTCATCTTGAACTGAGCGCCAGCAGCGTTCTTCGCTGATGCGGCTATTGCATCGTATGCCTTGGCTTGGTCAAGCAGTTGCTTCTTAACGTCAGCAGTGGCGTTTTTGAACCTGCCAGCGGCCATCTCTCGCTCAACCAATGTGACCTTAGAGACTACCTTGCCGTAGTCATCAGTCGCATATTTCAATGCCTTAAGCTCTTTTTCAGCGGCGGCAGTTTCTCTGCGAATAGAGTCTTTGAGCTTTTTATTTTCAGAAATGGCTTTATCAATAGACGCAGTGAACTCCGCCGTGTCCAAGCCAAGGGTTACGCCAAGTCGAGCAATGTTTTGTGAAGCCATTATTTATTCCTCTTGCGTTCAAGTTTCTTGGCGTAATTTGTAATTCTTTGAGCCAGTTCAGATTTTAGTGCCGTCAAGACAGTCTGAGTGTTTTCTTGCAGTGCAGGGCGCAAAAAAGGGTTTGCTGGCATCTTGGATGTGCCAAACTCGTTTGCCAGTGAAACGGCGCTTTTTTTGACCGAAACCACGGCGATGGCAGCATCAGTTTCATTGACGTAATCGCTGCGCTTATCTTTTTCACTTGGAATGCGAGCGTCCAAACGAATGGTGTCCCTCATGTGGATCGGGTTGTCAGCATCCCTTGGCTTGTCGCCAACACTAGCCTTGGACTTGGCTGAGTTAAGAACTGATTGCATAGCCGCCTTGGCCGCAGGAACAAGAGTGTTTCTAGCAACCAAGTCACCCCGAAAATCCCTAGCCATTTCTTCCAGTTGCTGCTCAAATTCAGCAAATCCGGTTAGCTGGTATTTTTGCCCTTGAGGGGTATAGGCCATGTCAAACTTTCAAGAATGCCTCCGAACCGGGCTTCATCGCTACAAACGCCAGCAATTGCTTGTTCGTCTGTTCACGCTGCTGCTCTTCGCTCAAAGGCGGAACGATATAGTCGTGAGTTGACGGCAAGACATCCTGCATTCGGAATGGCTTTGCCGTCTTCTGCATTTTCGAGTTTAAGTTGCCCGTGGTCAAGGAACTTAGCGCCAGCAAGACAGCCTTGTTCCCAATCATCCCATCGACCAACATAATCTCGATGTTCCGCAGGTCATCGACCGGAATATCGTCAGGACACCCACCGTGAGCGTACACATACGCTCGGGCTTGCAAGTGAGCGTCCTGTATTAGTTTTTTCTGGAGTCCTTGTAGCCGGGTTGGATGGCCTCTGTAATCTTGGCAATCATTTCCAACTGGACGGCCATAGGCCACTCGGCATCAACTTCCTCATAGGTCAAGTCGTTCAGAGTACCAACCTCTGGAACCAACAGCCTGATGAATTGAACAATCCGCTGCTCCATCATGATGACTTGACGAACCAAATCCTTTGTGGATCGGCCCTCAACAATAACGTCATCTTCTGTGATTTCTACACCTTCGATCAATGTGCCAGTACGGAAGCTGGACGACATCTTCTCGTATCGCTGCTTCAGAACTTCATCGTCAATGGTTGTGATTGCTGTCTCAATTTGCTCCATCTCTTTGGACAAAGGAATGCGAACCTTGAAGACATGACCACCAAGCTCAAATGTCTTGGTGCGTAGATGTGCGGATGCCTTTTGGTAACTGTCGCCAAAAGCAGATTGAATGCGTGACATGGTTTTTCCTTATCGTGTCGTTTTGATGATCTTTTCGTAGACGGCCTGATTCAAGTCGATGGCATATTGCACCGCTTGTTCTGGTGTCATCTTGTCGGCGTGATGCCTTGCAATGTCGTGAGCCAACGCAATAGCAGTAATGCGCTGTTGTGTGAAGCCAAACCAATTCTTGGAAGAATCAGCTTGGCTCACAAGGAAACTCAGCAGGTCTGTAGTGTCTTTTATTGTCGTCATGCTGTATTAGGCGTTGTTGGACCAGCCGTAGCTGTTGCCACCGATGGGGTGGATGGTGAAGTTGAACTTACCTTCGGCAGAAGGAGACATATCCCAAGACATACCACCAACCATGCCGTTGAAGGCGTAGGCAACAGTGTCTTCGCCGTCATACACGGCAACCACATAGGTGCGAACGATTGTGCCGTTGTAGCCGTCATCACGGATCAGCAGCTGTGCTGTATCAGCGGGATTCCAAGCAGCAGTGACGGTCAGCGATGTCACTTGGTTTTGTGTGGTGATCTTTGCACCAGTGCGAGCGCCAGCCACAGAGTAAGCGGCGAAAGCATCGTCAGCACCGAAAGCAGGGATTGCTTCCACAGGCACGAGAATGCCATCAGTACCAGTACCACCAGCGGAAGTGCCAATGATGTCAGCAACTTGACCAGTCCATGTGGACAGTTGGGTATCAGTCAGAGGTGTTGGCGTAGCGCCAGTTTGACACCAGAGGGTCGCCACGTAACCGGGCAAGACTTTGTTAATGAGAGCCATTTTGAGTTTCCTTCAAAAGATAGTTGAACAAATTGTCTTGTATTACGCCGGGACGTCTATGGTGCAATCCAAGAAGATTTGCGCCATATTTTCCTCGTTGTTGTAGCTATTGTAAAGCCACATCACATCGGCCTTCGCAATGAAAAAGCCATCCGTGGGACTTCCAAGTTGACCACTATACCCATGCAGACTCTGAAGAATCTGATTGGAGATAGTGAACCCGTCTTCAATCTGTTGGGTAAAGATTGAAATCTGAAAGACAGGACGGTCAATGCCTTTGTTGCTTTGCTGCTGGCCCGTATAGACTGGCTGATGGACATTTCGCAGCATCCAAGTGATGAACTTTGGCTGATCGGCAAAGTTTCGGTTAAACGATGCGTAAACAGGCACAGGATTGACGATTTGACTCAGTGTGTACTGAATCGCCTTGCCATACTGTACGACATTGTTTTGTGTTGCCATTTACACCGCCGTAACAGGGTCAGAGCGATAGCACATCATTTTCACGTTCATCCGATTGTTCGTTTCACGGACATCGGTGATGCGGTAAAAATTGCCGCGCCAGAAAATAGAGTAAGACTGCTGATGGTCAACAATCCGCTTTGTGTTTGGCGTGTAATTGAATGTGAAATTCACCAAGTCTTGATACAGACGGTACTTGTCCGAAATCTTGACGTTGTTCGCCACATCTTCCACTCGCGCACGGGTCTTGAACCACTCGGTCTGAGTGGTTGCCTGCTCACCAAAACTTGACTTGCTGAAAGTCAAATTGTAGATGGCAACATCTTCAAAACGCGCAATAGACATTTACATCACCAGTGGCTTGTAAGGACGCAGCAAAGTCTGAGCGCCATAAGGGATGGTCTTCAGCTTGGTTTCAGTTGTGTCCGAACGGTTGTTGTACAGGTGCGTGAGAATCAGCAATCCAGCCTGCTTAATCACGGGATAAGCCGCCAAAGGACTGCCCACGGTCGTGTACTGCACCACAATTGGAGCCGTCATCTGTGTGTTGATGTCGGTCGGCAAGCTGGTGATGATGATTTTGTTACCGCTGTTGTCGTAGTAATACTGCGATGGGTCAACAGGAACAAAGACAGGCGGGAAAAGAGAGTTGTAATAACCGACAGAACCGATTGTCAGAGGCGCAAGGTTTGGTTGCACATTCTGACTGACTTCTGGCAGGTCAAGACTCACAGGAGTGGCCGTCAAGCTCTCTGCGCCATACCAAACACGGTACGTTACAGGGAAGATCGACAGCCCGAGGTAGTCCTCAATGTACATCCGAGTTGCCAAATCCAAGCCCATGACATAGCTGTCTTGGCTCTGATCGTCAAACAAGTTCAATTGATTGGTGACTTCATCAGGAGTCAGCCAATTGGTGGTCACATCCCTGCCAATCTGCTCAACCTTGACGTAGTTAAACGGATTGCGGGTTTGACCACCGTAAGGCAGGCCAGTCAATACACTTTGCACGGACATACTTATCCCCTATTAGGCGCTCATGCGAACACCAGCAAACGGGTCACGCACGGAGCTAACTACACGCTTTTCTGCGTACAGTGTAACGAATCCGGGCGCAGTTTGGTCCATCATTTGAATCGACATCTGCTCGGTGTCGCCAATAGTCAGGAAACGAGGCCAGTTTGCCAAATAGATTGGGAAGCCAGTGGACAGGTATGGGTTCGGAATCACAGGGAAACCAAACATACGACCAACAGCAGCGCCGTCTTCATCGCCAACTTCCAAGAACAATGGCAAGCCCTGCGAATCCTTGAGGCTACGCAGCGAATCAATCATGGATGGGCGAATGTGCCAAGCGTTGCCGGGCAAAGACCAGTATTGGCTTGGGAAGGCATTAACGACATCAACGATGTTGTTGTACACCACGCCGCCGCCAGTTTGAGCCACGGTAGCAATGCTGTGGATGCCGTTTGTGATGGATGTGCCAGATGTGCCGTAAGCACTTGCAGAGGCAGACACATACATATCCAAACCACGCAGGCCGGATGTTGCGCCAGTGGATGTGGTGGTCGAACCAGACTGGTCGGAGTTGACCGCCATAGAAGCGCCCTCAACTTGAGCAAATTCCAATGCGAGGTCTTCAACAATGGATGCCTCAAGGCCATTCACATCCGACATCACAGCCGAACGGATAGGCAAACGAGCAGTCACAGCACGAACTGGCAATTGCCAGATGCTTGTGTTGGTATCAGGCGAACCCACGTTGTTTTGAACGGGATAGCCCCAAGGGTTTGTTTGGTTTGTTGCGTTACCAGTCTTGGCAACGAACTGCATATCAGAGCCAGCAACAGGCACGATGCGCGAACCCATACGGAAGGGGTTTGCGTAACGCAAGGCGGCAAAGGCATCATCAAATACTGCACGACCACCCACACCAGAGCCAGAGCCAGTGATTGCAGAGGCTTCTTTCAGGTCGATGTTGACTGTGCCGCCTTCAGTAATGGCTTGCTTAATTCCAGCGAGGATTTTTTCAGTGATGGTCATGGCAATTTCCTAAAGTAATGGCGCAAAAAGGAGGGGGCGTAGCCCCCCCATTTTTATCAGGTCGCAGTGCCTGTCGAACGGTAGCGCACACCAGCAAAGGGATCGCGCACCGATGTTGCCAAACGCTTCTCACCAAAGAAGGTGATGAAACCGGGCAATGTCTGGTCATAGCGGCGCATAACCATATTCAGGCGGTCAACGATGGTGTGGAAGCGGCTCCAGTCAGCAAAGTACATTGGGTACAAGCTGGTTGTGCCAGCAGTGCCAGTTGTGGACTGGCTTGGGTTGTCCAAATACTTGTTGACCACCACATCAAAGCCCAACAGGCGACCAACGATGCCGTTGGTTTCCAGTGGGGACATACGCTCAAACACGGGAGTGCCGTTGTCGTCCACCAAGCCACGGATTTGGGCAAGCAAGACAGGGCTTACAACGAACTTGGCGCTCTCAGTCCAGTACTGCTGTGGCAGTGCGTAGATGAAGTTCACAACGTCTTTGTAAGTGATGTTTGCAGCGCCAACAGTGTTGCCGTTGGTGGTGATCTGGTCATAGGTAGCCAAGCTGTGCAGGCCAGAGCTAGAGCCAGTGCCGGACGAACCGAAAGCAGCAGTAGAAGTTGTACCGCCGGCGTACACGCTGTTGGCGCCGCCGTACTGGTCCAAACCACGCAGGCCATCAGCGCCGCCAGTTGCAACGGAAGTGCCGTCACCGCTTTGGTCGTTGTTCACGATCATGGACAGGGCTTCGTTCTGAGCGAATTCGGCCAGCATATCGTCAACCACGTTGGCTTCCAAGCCATCAATGTCGTCCAAAGCCGCAGTACGGATTGGGAACTGCACGTTGATGTCCTTCAACACCACTTGCCAGATGGAAGTGTTTTCAGTTGTAGGAGTGCCGTTGTTCTGGATGCCGTAGCCCCACTGAGCGCCAGCGTTGCCAGTCTTGACACGGAACTGATAGCTAGAGCCGTCAGTAGCCACAGTGCGAGACACGCCGCGCAAGGGGTTAGCCAAACGCAGAGCAACAAACACTGGATCGTAAGCAGTACGACCACCCTTGCCATCACCGCCAGCGGTCAAAGCAGAGGCTTCTTTCATGTACGCATCCATCTGAGCTTCGTCAGCGAAAATCTTCAGTTCTTTCTCGAAAGAAGACTTGCCGTTGATGACGGACTTCAGTTGCTCACGAACCGACTTGTTCACATCGCCGCGAACAGTCTTTTCTGGCTTGATGACAGCAGGAGCTTGCACGGAGGCGACTTTGGCTTCCAGAGCAGCAACCATTTCGCTGAATTCGGCCTTGACGGCTTCAACAGCAGCGGGGATTTTGGCTTCAATAGCCGAGATGCCTTCAGCCTGTTTGGCTTCGATGGCATCCAATTTTTCGATGATTTCTTTGGACATGATTAACCTTTCAGTCGTTTGTCGAGGAGTTTCAGAAACTCACGATGCTCAAGAGCAGCGAGAATTTCAGCTTCGGTTGCCTCCGCATCAGAATCACTCTGAGTTGGCGCATTTTCAATAGGCGCTTTCACAGCATCACGCTGCTCAATTACCGTCTTGAACACAGATGCGGCGGCAACCGACATCTGCTTGGACAGACCTGCATCCCGCAGGGCTTCTTCCAATACTTTGAGGTCAGCAGAGCCGTCTTCACGGAAATACTCTAGCTTTTTGACCTCTGCCTTGGGATTGTTGGGGTACATCACAACGCTAGTCTCACGCAGGCCACCTTTGGTGATCTGGAAGTAGCCTTCGTCCCAATATTCGCCAGAGCCAGCAGGGAAAACGCTGCCGTCTTCCTTGACCCACTGGTATTCGTCAGCATAAGCGCCAACAGAAACGCCGCCAAACATATTGGGCGACTCAGACATGACTTGATACAAGTCAGAGCCAGCAGTGGTGTTCAGGAACAGGCGGCCTTTGGCGCACATACCCTCATCATCCATCTCCAACTCAGTCCATTCGCCAACGGGCATGGAGTCAGAGTTATGGTTCAGGAACATGGGCAATGGGCGACCAGCTTCGGCAAACTGCTTTGCCCACTCCATAAAGCCCTCTGGCTTATAGAAGAACTTGCGACCATCAGCGCCTTCACGAGCGCCCCATGTGGTGATACGAGCTTCAATCTTTCCTGTCGGCTCGCCGTTTGCGGCCTTTTCGGACAGGTTCAGTTTTGCTTCGCAGATAAGGTTCAGTTGCTTCATTGATTGCCCCTAAAGCAATGGATTGGTTGTTGTCCTGTATTTTAGGGGATTGCCCCTGTAGTACGGGCAATTGTATTGATGGCCTAATGACCTGTTTTGCCAATGCTACCAGATATTTTGAATCAGTACGCATTTTTGTTCAGGTCTTAGAGCCGATGTTAGCCTTACTGGTTTGATTGCCACCGCCACCACCAGTATCCTGCGGAGAACTGCCAGCAATAGGCTCTTCTGGTTTGTCATCCTTCACCAACTCGTCTGCTCCAGCCTTGTGGGGCATATTCATATACTCACGCGCTTCGTTTGGCGTCATGATGCCATTCTTAACGCCAGCAGTCGCAAAGTTCATCTGGTCCAAAGGAGCGCCCTTGAGGAAGTTCTTTGTGTCGAACTCAATGCAAAGGCTTGGGTAGCCTTGCAGCAAATGGCCCTTGAGTTTTTCCTGCACGTTCACAATGACGGGGAACATGGTTGACTTGTAGAACTCGTCCAGTTGGGTTTGGGTGTTGTTGAACTTGCTGTCAGAGATGCCAATCATGGATGGAGGCACACCAAACAAGCCGCAGATGCGCTTCATGGTTTGCAGCTTCAAAGCAGCGGCGTCAGCGTCCTGCAAGTTCAGCATTTCCAGCTTCTGGTACTTCATGCCTTGGTCAAGCAGCATTCCTTGTCCGGGCTTGCTCGGGTCAGAGTTTTTGCTGCCAGTCATGTTGGCCCAAGCCTCTTTCAGACGAGCCGCAACCTCTTTGTATTTGCCATCAGGCACAACCTGCTCGGTCACAAACATACCCGAGGGCTTTGCGCCGTTCTGCATGACAAAGTTGGCGTACAGGTCAATGTCTTGGTCAAGGCCGACCAACTCAGTTGCCAAAATGCCTTTGTTAAAACCAGCAGAACCTTGCCAAGCCATCTCTTTGCAGTGCATGACCTGATGCGCGGCCAATGGCTCGTCTTTGCTAAACCCGTAGCTTGGTGTGGACAAGCGATAGGACGGGTAGCGGGTAGGCGTGATCTGAGCAGCAATCAAAGTGCTGTCCAAGACGTACATCTCAAGCGGAGTCTCGGTTGAATTCTTCTGGTCTTTTCTCCACCACAAGGTAAAGGCTTCACCAGACAGTTCGTACCACATGAGCCACTGATACCAGAACTCATACTTGCTCTGAAAGTTGTTCGGGTTGCCCAACAGCTTGGCAACTTGCTTGGCTTTGGCCTTGTCACGAGCGCCCACCTTGTCTGAGCGAATGGCGTCAACATATTGGCCGTCTTCTGTCTCGCAGCACACCTTTAGCGGCAACTGAGCCAACGCACGGGCCTTCAGGCCAACGCAAGCCATGATTGTGCTGTTGCGACTCAGCACGGACATATCCACGCTACGACCAGCAGCAGTGGCACTGGAGGTGGTCACATAGAGAATCTGAGTGTTGACCGTTGGACGCTTGTTATCGCCTTGATAGACAATATTGTTGCCCAAAGCGGTTTGCCCAAAGAGCGTATTTGCCTCTTTTTGGGCTACGTTTTTACCCTTGAAAATGTCCAAAAAGGCCATGATTTCTCCTCAATTGCCTACACTTTAGCATTTTTCTTGTCAAAAGACCACCCGTCTTTTGGGCCAACAGGGTAATTCTTGTCACCCCTTTTTGCAACAAACCCTATACATCTATTTCGCACGGTCATAACGGCACAGTTATTTGCTTCTGCTGCAAGCCGCAAAGAGTGAAATTTCCCTTTTGGAGTACTCCAAGTTCCAGTTGATAAAGTCTCTGAACTTTGATCGTAACGATTTCTACTGTAAGACCTGTTTGCCTTGGCAAGGTTTTCTTTATGCTGCTGCGACAACTTTCTGCCTTTCATCAAATAATGAAATCCAGTTGGGCCTCCTCCAGCTTGTACGTTCACAAGATTGCCCATAGGAAAAAAATACGCTATGACGTTTTTTTCAATGTCGTATGCAAGACTCTCGGGCAGATTCTCGGCAATGACAAAAATTGTGTAGCCGTCTTTTGCAACCTTATGCCACGCCAAATTTCTTTGACCTTTACTTTTTGCTCGCTTTAAACATCCTTTGCCAACATAAAAAACTGTTCCATCAGGCTTGCAATGCAAGTAAACGTAAAAGTTGGTTTTGGTGTTCATGCTTGCATTATACACCTACCACTCTAATGCTCTAAACCCAAAAGAATCCGATACAAAAACATTGTCTAAATGACCATGAATTGCCATTATGAGTGCAATGATTCCATCCACTTTAGCGCTTGGATCTGCTTCGTTCTTCCTGACCTTTACGTTGCCGTTCACATCAGTGTAAACCTCGCAGTTCCCAAGCTGCCATCCCACAAACGGGTTGCCATCGTGGTGGATTGCCTTCTTCAGAATCAGTTGCTCCGTAGATTTGGAAGGATTTGATAGCACAGCCATGCCCTGTCCAACCTTAACCACTGGCAATCCTTCTGCATACAAGTTAGCCACCAACGCAGCGGCATTGTATGGGTCAAAATTTACAGCTTTGACACTATGCTTTTCACACTCTTGTTTAATGTACGACTCAACTTCGTTCAAGTCAGTTACGTTGCCCGGAGTAAGCCTCAAAATGCCACTTGCATGAGCCTGAGAGAAAATGCTCTTGTAGTGGTTTGGAATTAGCTCAATGCTTTCTTCTGGCAGGAAGAACTGGAACTTGGCATAGAAGTTTTCTTCGCTGTACCTATGCAAAGTACAGACAGCGTTTAAGTCCCGTGTGTGAGCCAAGTCAAACGCAACAAAAGTAGCTTCTGGCTTTTCTTCAGGCATAGGCGCAATTGACTCATCCCAATATCGCCTATCAATCCAAGCAGAATTAGCCGACACATAGATGTTTAGCTGCTTACAGAGAAACTCGTTCAGGCTTGCTGGCTTGGCAGACGCTTCTTCAGCCATCTGCTGAATGTGCTGTGTAGTGACAGACACCCCAAGCATCGGGTTCGCTTTGCCCCATACCGCAGGATCAGCCCAATTGTCTCCGGGATCAATGCTATAGAGTAGACCAAACCAGCGGAAAGAATCAGGAGCAGCGCCACGCAAGACGCTACGGAAGTGTGAAAGGTCTTCAAAGAACTTGGTTTCCTTGGTGAAGCTGGCGGTCGTCAAATACATCCGCATAGGGTTCTTGCGAGCGCCCATACCCGAGTGCAATACTTCAATGGACTGTCGCTCAGTAATCTGAGCAGCCTCGTCAATCATGGCGCAAGACGGGTTCTTACCGTCACCAGTCTTACGGTTTTCCCGTGACAGCGCCCTGTAGGTAGATGTCGAGTCGCCAGCCTTCTTTAGTTCGCTGCGGTAGGCAATGAACTTTGCCCCCAACTCAGGCTTCATCGCCTCAACGATAGCCTTGGACGAATCAAAGCAAATGCTCGCCTGATCCCTGTTAGTAGCCAGAGTAAACACTTCAGCGCCAGCATCACCAAACTGCAACTCATACAGCGCAATGATGGACGCAATGGTTGTCTTGCCAGATTTGCGAGGCACGAACAGAATGACATCAGTGACATAGCGGTATGTGTGGTCACGCCTATCCCTGAAGCCGTAAATTGCCGCCAAGTACATAACCTGAAACGGCTGAAGCTCAATGGATTTCCCGGCATCCGGGCCTTTGACATGGCGGCAGAACTTGACGAACTTGAGGATGTGTTCAGCCTTGGCAGGGACAAACTCGTAAGGCGCATCCTTACGTTCGACCATATCCAAGAACCTCTGGCAAGCTAGTTGAACATCCTCACACGCCTGAATGTCACCCCTAGTTACCGCTACCGCATACTCAAACGCAGGGTTAAGCAGTGGCGAATAACTCATCTACATCACTCACTTTTGCCTTCAACTTCGGACGGCCACGGGCCACAAGACCCAATTCGGCCAGCATCTTGACAGCCTTGTCAGCCATCTCTGTCCGAATCTTGTACCAAGCTGTCACGCCTTCGTTGTTGCCGTAGACCGTGACATGGCCCATTTCTCGAATGTTGATTTCGGCGGTCAGCATACTGTCCACTGTGTTGACCAAAGTGCCAACCAGCAGTTCATCAGACGCCGTGAGTGTTCCTGTCGAGGCTTCGACTTCTGCGCGAATGGCAGTCTCAAACGCAGCCCTGTCCCAAGTGGACGGGTCGTTCAAGTAGCCGAGAATGTGACGAGGTTTTTTTGCCATAGGGGAAATTCCTTTTGTCTTGTCTGACGCAAGCGTATCACATTCAGGGAATTCCCACGCAAAATACTCCCCCCTCTTGACTTTGTACCCCTCCGAAATTGACCCCGCGCCTGCTCCCGCGCAAAAGCGTGTACTTTTAGTTCTCACCGCGCAGGCGGCGAGTGCCGTGGTACTGCATTTTGAGCTAATGAGGCAGCGCGGCTCACCGTATTGAAAACCCAAGCACTACAAAACGCGCATGAATTGCGAGAATCAGGCAGGGCAGGCAGGCTTCACGCTTGCAGCATGGCGAAGGTGTAGTCCTGCGCGGTGAAGTCTTGCGCCTTGTCGGTGTAATGCCTGAAAACGCCGCGCTTTTCTAGCCCTGACTTGATCCCGTGGCACTCAGGGCAGAGGCTTTGAAATAAATTACGGGTGAAAGCATGGGGGCCAATAGCTGCCCACGGGAACACGTGGTCAACATGGTTAGCTTGCGTTATGCGGCCTTCCAGCTTGCAAGCCGCGCACAATGGTTCGCGTGATAGCTGCCTAGCCCTGATCGCTGCCCACGCTTTACTTTTATAGGGTGCATTAAAAGCCTTGCGTTCTATGCTTGCCTTTTGTGGGGGTGCGTGTTCTATGCAATAGACACTCCCTCTAATAGAGGGGGCTTTGCAGTGATAGCTAGCGCACTGATCGCACGGAATAGAGGGCATGGCCTCATTCTATGCAAAACTTAGGGTAAACCCCTATAGAATTTATTGTGGACAAGTGCGACATTAGCTGCACGGGTTGACGTTGACCCGGCTTTTTTAAGGCGACACCATGAAAGACACAATTTTTGACATTTTGACCGCCGTTCTTTTGGGCCTTGTCCTTTGTGGCTTTGCCCTTGCTTACTTTGACATCCTCACCTACTAACCCACGAAAGACAAGACACCATGAAACAAATACGCGAAGCAAGCGACACCGCTGCAAAAATCATCCTGAACAAAAAAGGCGAACATGTAGCCACGGTTCAATGGCGCTATGGTTCAGGCGGCGGGGTTCAGTGTGACGTATGGTCACGCAAAGAGGGTGAAACGTGGCTTTCATTGACGCACCAGCAAAAGGCCGGTGGCTATGGTTACGATAAAGCCGCCGCCGCCTTGGCCGGGGCAGTGATTGAAGGCTATAAATTAGCGAATCATTGCGGCCATGTTGAAGCCGCCGGGGAAAAGAAACGCGAAGCCCTTATGAAAGCCTATAAGCGCCGGGTCAAAGCGGGGGAAATGTCACGCGAAGATCACGCCGCCTTTGAAAAAAGGGCCGTTCGTATCGGTTGCCGTTTTGCCAATTGGAATACTCCCGCCGCGGGCCTGCCTCGCTCATGGGGCAGCTTGCACAATGAAAGCGGTTTAGGCCGCCTTGAAATGCTTGGGTTTCGCGTCATAACGGCGCTTTAAGGGGTACACCATGAAATACTTGGTTTCAACAGGCGGTATGCCTTATGAATATGACACTCTAGAGGGCGCATTGTGTCGCGCTGCAACCATGATCTATTTCAGTTATGGGCAGATTTCAGACTTTCGCAAAACACTTCAACAAGGCAAAGAATTGACCATTACATATGGATTTAAATCAGTAACCATTACACCAAAAGAGGTGGAAGCATGAACGAATATCAACGCATCGTTAAGCTAATGAAGCAAGCGGACAGCTTGGAAAAATTCCACGTCTACGCCGTTATGCTTGTCAAATACTTGAAACAGTCAGGGGGGAAAGCATGAAAAAAGGATCATTCGGGGTCAACACCTTAGAGGACAATTCCCCTTTATACGTCATCCAGCGCATCAAGGGGGCTGTTTTGCTTTGCAGTACTCGTTTTGACGATCCCCCATGTTCATGGGTGACAATCCATAAAGAGGATTTTTGGCTTTTGGCCTGACTTATTAAACCCAAGCACACCCGGCGTTTTGCCGGGTTTTTTTGGGCTTGCTAAGTTAGTAAGTGCTCACTTCGCTTTTTTGGGTTTGTAGGGGCTTTTCTAGGTTTTGCGGCTAGTCGCTAGTCAATTGATTTTGAGCGCCTGCAAAGCCGCAAATTGTCTATTGCAGGCAGGCGCAGAGGCAGGCATGGCAGGCGGCAGGGTTTCAAGCGGCAGCGCGGCAGGCGCAAGGCAGGCAAAACGGGCCGGTTTTGTACTACTTTTGGCAGGTAGAACGGGCAGCAGACCGATACCACGCCAGTGAGAACTAGGGTAAACCCTGTAATACTGTATGAACGTACAGTAATACTAGGGCCAGAAAAGTCCAAAGGCCACCTACGCATTTCGGAAAAAAAATTTTGAAGAAAAAAAATGCCTAGTCGAGCTAGGCAAAATTCCTCTTTCCGGAGAATTCTCAAAATTGCGTAAAAAACATTTTTTGTCAGGCTTGCTCAAATTTTCTGAGCAATCTTGAAGGCGGCTTCCACGAGCCTTCATCAACCCTGTAGGAAAACACATCTTTGCTCTGTGCTTTGTAGCCAGAAGCGTAAGCGGCGCGAGAGACTGCCAACGCTTTGGCTTTGGTGTCGAATGGTCCTTGCGAACCCCAATACCAGCCGGATTGTTTCTTGACGAGTGGCATTATTTCAGTCGCTTGAGCTTAAAGATGGTGTGGCGGCACAACTCTCCGATACCATCCACAAGGTTTTGGACTTCGCTGTCCTGTGGAAATCCGGGCTTTTGTCTCATTTCTTTGACACGCGCCTGAATGTACTCAACAAGCGCCAGTGGACTTTCCCCCACAAAAAGTGCCTGTTTTTCCAGAAATATTTTGGACTCGTCTTGAAGGCAAGCCTCAATCACGCTGTCTGCAAGGTCGGGGAGCTTGTCATAGAACTCTCCCATTGCCTCATGTGCTGCAAACGATCCGGGGCCAATGGTGTTCCAGTGGTGGACATGAGCAGCGGCTGCACCCATAACCAGCACAGATGCAAACTCGCTGATGACATCAGATTGGGCTTCGTTGATAGTGAACTTCATGATGGTGTTCCTTTATTTCATTGTACTTGTAATGTGCTGGATTGCTTCATACAAGACCGATGGCGGCACTTTTCTCCAGTTGTCTACGCAGATGCTGATTGCGTTGTCGATGGTGACTGTATCAATTGTTCGCCATTTAAACTTTCGCTCTGAGCATTCAGTCAATACATTCATGGCAGAACGTATCTTGCGATACTCAACTTTATCTTGCCACTCCATCATTTCATAAGCTGCGGCCAATACAAAAATGCTATTGGCAATTGGGATGACTTGCGCTCTTGCGTCTTGCCCTTCTTCCATCATGAAAAGCTCTATGCGCTGGTTAAGCATTGCCTTTTTTAATTTGTCAGCAGCTATTGCCCTAGCTATTGGGTTTCTGGCAATTTTCTCGGCTTTAAGCACGATCATTTTTTATCAACCTATATTCAAATAAGCCAAAGTCTTTGTACTCTTTTTCAACGGTGTGTGCGCCAAACCGTTCTTTGCGTAGATGCCGCAGTTGTGCGCTGACACTTGACTCTGGATCGCCTGTCAATCTGGCAATCTCTCCAAGCGTCCTCCACTTGCCATCGCTCATGCAATCCCATACACGTAGCAATTGACCCTTCAATCGGACATCATCTCTTGCCCTGACGTAATCAGAACCATCAAACCTTGGGCTTTCAAATGTCATGCTTTCTCCCTTGCTGGACAGTTGCGTCCTTGATTGCAGTCTTGATTGCATGGTGGGCATGATTGGATAGCAGCGCACCAACCTTCCCATGCCCAATAGGCAGCAGTACCCTCGACATATGGATTGTCTTCGGTCAGAAGGTCTTCGTTCCACCACTTGTTGAATTCTTCAGTCATGTGTTCCCCCTTGCTCGGATGGCTCTAAGTACACGCTTTGCCAAATCCATCTCTGCGCCTAATAATGCAATTCCAACAACACGCTCACAATCGGCACGCTCATCAGCACGGACAAGGGCTTCAAAGCGTTTAATCTCGTCATGCCAGTCTGCGCCCTCAATCCAAATACGGTCGCCTTCAATGCTGTTGTGGCGCATAACATTACCAAGGCCAGCCTCACGGGCCATGTCTATCGTGTCTCTCATACGTTGCGCTCCTTGAGTTTGGCTTCGGCTTCTGCATCCATGCAAAAAAGCTCAATGATTTCCCATAATTCAACACATCGGTTTTGCCAAGCGATAGCGTTATGCAGTGCTCTCAAAAACAACTCGCGCTCTTGCTCAAGTTCCCAGTTCATGCGTTGAGTTCCTTTAATTTGGCTTCGACTGCATCCATAAGAGGCAGCGTTCGTGCGTAATGTTGTCGCCTGATTTCTGTGCGCTCCTCATCCGTCAGCCCAACCCATGTGCGCTGTGCTGGTGGGGATGTGTATAGGGGCCACCATCCGTTATCGTCTGGAGCGTATTTACCCCATGCAAGTTCAGGCTCATCCGTTCCAATTTGGAATCCCTTGTCGTCCTCGATGTAGCGGTTGCAACCCCACGCCACAGGCTCCTGCACAGGTGCTGGCTCCATCACGCACTCAATGCAACTGCAATAGCCTGTGCCGCAGTTCTGTGGGCGTTTAACAGGTGCTGCAAGTTCTTTTCCTCGTGCCACTCCACTCATGTAAGCAATGGTTAATTCGTCGCTGTGGTCAGGCTCCTGCACAGGTGCTGGCTGTGCGGGTGGGGTGGTGTAAACCGCGACAATTTCAGTTGCTGTATCGGTGTATACGCCCTGAAACGTTTTGTTGAAGTGCATCAGACCACTTGTGTGTGTGGACACATAGCCATACGGCTCCTGCACAGGTGCTGGCTGTGCGGGTGGGGCGGCTTTAAGCTTTGTATTTTCCATTCGCAGTTCGTAGTTGCGTTGGGAAAGTTTGTCCAACTCTTCCCGATAGGCTTTTGCAAGGTCAGGCTCCTGCACAGGTGCTGGCTGTGCGGGTGGGGTGTAGCCAACTAACCCTTCCAGCGGGCCAATCGCCTGCACAGGTGCTGGCTGTGCAGGTGGGGTGGCGCGTTTTACGGATTCCAGTGCATCACGCCAGCCGTCTTTGTAGTGGTCTTCAGGATTCCACTGCTGTGTCGATATTTTTCCAAGGGCAACCGCTTTGTCGCCGTTTGCCTTTGCCAACTCAAAATCGGTCGTAATTGATCCGGGAATCAGCCAAGCCACAGGCTCCTGCGCAGGCGCTGAACGGGCTTGCTTGATGGCGGTGATGGCTTGGTCGTTGAGTTGCCTAGCTGTCGCATAAGCATCGGCTTCGTCATCTGATGCATTTTCATGCCAGTTATATAAAAAGCCATCGCTTTTTTTCAACGCCTCCAGCGCCAAGTCCAATGCTTTTTTGATTTCGGGTGTCATAGCGGTGCATCCTCATGGTTACCGGGGTTGAACTTGGGGACTCGGTTGCCCGTGTCTTTTGGGTTTGGGAATGTTGGAAACGGCCACATATCAAGTCCCCTTTGTTCCCCAATCGGGCATCTTTTCATTGGCCGCAAGTGCTTCAAGCTGGACATACAGATTGTCCAAGCCGGGATCGCGAAAGCTGCGGCTGCAATAGTGCACCCAAAACCATGCGGCCTCTTCCCAAAGACATTCCCTGAACAGCCTGTCGCGCACAAATGCGCCGGGGCTGTTTGGCATATAGCATATCTTGGGATTTTCAATCTCGGCTCTCATAGCCGCTGCAATGGCTGTGTAGTTCATTTTTGTCCTATCTTGTTAAGTGTCCACTCAAGCAGTTCTTGCTGAGTGATGTCATAGTAAGCCACAAATCCTTTGCTGCCTAGCCCGTGAAAACCCTCATCCCCTCTGTGATGTTCCACACACAACGGGATCAGCGTTTTGTAGTCGCCTTTGCCCCAACCGCCTTCTCTCAGGTGGTGAAGCTCAACAGGTCCGGGTTCGTGATCGCCATACAAGTGATGGCACAACGCACAGCCTAGACTTGCTACGGCTTGCTTATGCTTTTTCTCTTCGTTCTTCATTTATCACCTTTACAAGCCATGCAAAAAATTCTGTTGGCTCATACCATGAGTTTTGTCCACCACCAGTTGATTTGTGCCTAACTTTCATTTTTGGCGCATCGGGCTTTCTCAACCATCCACGCAGTTGAGCATCTGTAATGTTGTATTTTTTTTGCACCAATTCCGACAATTCCCGATAAGTACGCAAAGGCTTATTGATGTTTCCGCTAATTTGCCTTTTACGCAGTTCGCCAATGGTTTCAGGAAATTTCATTGATTGTTACCCCGTTAGTGTTGGCCCAATACAACAGCCACTCGGTAAAGCTAATGGCTTGCTCTTTGGTAAAGCGTCTGCTTTGGTGGCCTAGCTGTACAACCCGTTCGCCATCAATGCTTGGCATGATCTTGCTGATGGACTTCATCTCGCCACTTTCGTGCGCCCATTGGTCAATCAGAAATCGCTTCCATGATTCTTGCGTCCATCGGCTACCGTGCAGCATGGCCTGCTTGGCAATCTGCCCAATGATGCTGTGATACATCTTTTCCTGCTCACGGCTTTTCATGTCGGGCTTCATAAAACCCCAATCATGCGTAAAGCGTCTTCAGGCCCATCAACGCGATGCAAGCTACCTCCAGTCCAAAACTCAAAAAAGTCTTGCTGTAGCTTTGTCAAACGCTTTTTGGAGCCATCCTTGATCTCAACCAAGTATGTGTGATTGTTGTAGCCCACCAAAAGGTCAATAGGCAAACCAATAATCCACACATAAGCGCCAGCAGCCCTAAGAGCCGACACGACTTGCGCTTGGTTTGCGTCAACCCTAGCGGCATATCTCATTCCAGTTCTCCGTCTTGTAGTTTCTTCATGTAGCCACGAATGCGCTGTACTGAGCCAGTGCCGTAGCGTCTTTCAAGGTATTCAATGCGGTCGGCAGTCAACACGCTGCGTTTGAGTGTTTGGTAGGTGCAAAGCAAAACTCTTGCTTCGCCCAACTCAATCATGTACCTATCGCCTTCGTCTGATACTGGTCTTCTGCTCATGGGTAAGGCCATAGTGAAATCAAGCCCCACTTCATTTGTGGGTACTTGCGAACAGTGTGTGTCTTTTGCAGACGCTGAATGCTGGCCCAAACTTGCTTTGTTGTCCAGCAGGTAATTTCTTCAATCTCTTTGCTGGACAGTTCGCCGTGTTCAAGCAGCTTTTTAAGTGCGTATGTTCGTGTCATGCTTGCAATTGTCTCCAAACTGTCTTGGGTTTGGTATTGGCGTAAACCCTATCCTTTGGATGTGGACAGTCTTCAGGAACGTCAACCACACAAAACACCTTCTGGTACGACTTGCGTTCCCCCATCTGCCAGCGGTCAACGTAAACGTCCGGCATACCTTTGACAGCTTTGCTGATGTTGGCAACATGAATATTCAAGGCGTCAGAAAGTTGCTGCCGTGTCAGGCCGTAGTGATGTTTTTTCAGCAACTCACGGATTGCTTGTTGTCGTGTCGGCTTCATGCTTTTCTCAGAACTTGATTGATTTGTTGACGAATATGCTCAGGCATAGGCGTGGCCTTTTCCCTGTCAGCCGCAATCTTGAGCAGCACAGGGTCAGGGCCAGAGTGTTGGGCAGGGACTGTTGTTCTGGCAATGTCAGCAGCCTGTTGGGCAAAAGATGGTTTTCCACGAATCTTGGCCCAATCCTCCCTAACAGCCTCCATAAAAGCCAAGTCCCAATCAAGGTACTGGTAGCCGTTCATTTTTGCTTTACGGGCAAAAGCATCAAGATGCTCATCAAGTTTGTCAAAGCCTTTTTGTTTGGCCCAATCTTTGACTCTCTGACTAACAGAAAAATCATCTGATATTGAAGTCTTGCGCTTGGGTTTAGCAGGCTTGCCCTGCGGCAATTCTTTCTTGTGTTCTGTGTTTTGTGTAATGTGTTCTGTGTTATGTGTAGCATTGCCTTCGGATTGCATTCGCAATGCGTTCGCATCAACAGCTAAGTCTTTGTTTTTGTTAGGCTTTTTGTCCCAACGAGCCTTTGCACTCTGACTTGCCTTACTAGATTTTTCTCCGGCCTTTGCCAATTCTTTGTTGGCACGATGATGAATCCAACCATTATCAGTTAGCTCAAAATACTCGCGCAATACGACTGCAATGCAGTCGCTATGCGAACGCATACGAATCTGTCTTGCCACCTCTACCTCATCTAAAGGTATTGGACTTTCGTGAAGGTAGTACCAATCAAGCAAACGCCGATAGGTAAGGTCTTCCATCTCAGAAAGATGTTCGGTATGGCTTTTGTAATCGCCAATATTGAATTGGTAATAGTGCATTGAAGCAACTCCGCAAATCTCCCGGAAAGAAACAACGGCAGGTGGGGAGTTCACTTTTCAGCAGAGTAGCTACTCTCTGCCTAGCCGGGTTTCAGATAACTATACCACCAATCAAGCCCTTGAGAAAGTGGTGATTGGATGCGGGTTGTAGTTGGTCGGCCTGCCAGCATTCTTGGCGTTGGCAATGTCCTGCCTGCTTATTAACGTACATTCCTTGCTGCGCCAATCAAAGGCGTTGCCAGTTGATTTGACCAGCCCATCAGGCCAACACTGTACATCCTGCGTATCCTGATTCAGCTTTTTGCCTGTCAACCTGTAGGCGTAATTGCGCTTGTCTGTCAGGCCGATGTTCTTGTATTGGTCAGCAGCAATCAAGCCTTCCTTCAGCAAGTCATCCCTTATCTTGGCCGCGCTAACCTCAAACTTGTTTGCCATGTTGTTCATGATAGTTCGGTGCGACTTCGGACCGTGCTTTAATTGGTCAAGGTAGTACCGCTTTGCTTGTAGCATATTTCAACTTCCTTTTTTGCTGTTAATTCAATGGCTCGGCACAGCACTGCAACAGTTGCTGCGTCAAAGTCGCCGGGATCAAAAGTGTATTGCCTAATGGCTTGCAATGCATCAATGCAAAGCTCCCATGCGGCATCTGTTTCGCGTTGGTCTGGTGTAGTCATGCTGGCAAGGTTATCATTGTTGACCAGCTTGTCTATTAGGGTATGTCCTAGTATTTTTTTTGTTTGATGCGTCATAACATTGAGGCTCAACAAGACAGGAGTTCATATGAACACAACATTTCTTACACGGGTTCGCGGCTTGTACTGCGTAGATGGTGTGCCAGTTAGCACACAGCGACACAACATGAGGGAGTGGATCAAATCAATCCGTTTCCTTGGCGACAAATGGCTGCTTGCCAAACCAATCAATCGTAAAAGTTAAGGTGTTTTGCCAACCTATTTAATGGCAATTATTTCAGGAGAATAAAATGGGCTTTGTAGCATCTGACAGTGGTGGTGGTAACTTCAAACGTGTGCCTTCTGGCGTTCACATTGGTCGTTGCTATTCGTTAATCGACCTTGGCACTCAGTTGTCTAGCGGTCAGTATGGCGAGAAATTGCAGCACAAGATTCGTGTTGCTTGGGAGTTGTTTGGCGAGGACGAGGAAGGCAAACCTCTGACCGTTGAGTTTGATGGCAAAGAGATGCCTATGACCATCAGCAAGTCATACACTTTGTCTCTCAGCGAGAAAGCATCGCTGCGTAAAGACCTGCAATCTTGGCGTGGTCGTGAATTTACTGACGAGGAAGCTAAAGGCTTTGACATCAGCAAGCTGATTGGTGCGTACTGCATGGTCAACGTGACCACCAGCGAGACTAACGGCAAGACGTACAGCAACGTAGCCAATCTGACTCCATTGCCTACAGCATTGAAGGCCAGCAAGCCAGCGCCTATTCACGACACAGTGATGTTTGACTTGGACAATCCTGATTGGGCTTTGTTTGACTCATTCCACGATAAGCTCAAGGACGCCATCAAGCGCAGCCCTGAGTTTGCCAAGGCTGCTGGTCACTCGGTTGCGCCTACAGGCAGCGGCTTTGATGACATGGATGACACAGCGTTCTGACCATGACCAGTCTCTACCAATTAGCCCACGACTTCCGTGAGCAACTTGACGATCTTTTTGATCCAGAGACTGGCGAGGCTTTGCCAGCGTTTGAAGAGTTCCGGGTCATGCTCGGCAACAAAGCAAACGCTGTTGCAGCCTACGTCCTTAACTGCGAGTCAGATGCTGAACAAGCAAAAGCCGCCATCAAGCGCATCAAAGCCCTGCAAACGGCCTACGAGCGCAAAGCTGAAAAGTTGAAGGATTACCTTGCCGAGAACATGAAGACGGCAGGAATCCACGAAATTAAAGCTGCTGATGGCTCTTTCGTTGTCAAGCTGTATCTTGATCGTGACGAGTCTGTTGTCATTGAGGATGGCGCAAAGTTTGCGCTTGAATTGTGCAACGACCCCAAGCCTCCAGAGCCAAGCAAAACCAAGATCAAGAATGCCATTCTTGCTGGTGAGCCTGTAGCTGGTGCTTACATTGTTCGCAAAGATCGTTTAACCATCAAATGAGGTCAACATGAAAAAAGTCATCATCGCTCTTACGCTTGCCGCATCTGCCACAGCCGTGTGGGCCACTTGCTCCACTCACACAGTTTTCCAAGGCAACCGTATGGTCACTTGCACCACTTGCTGCTACGGTAGCAATTGCACCACAACCTGCTTCTGATTTTTGGGCCGAAAGCAAATGCTGCAACGGGGGTGAGTCCCGACTGTGGGGAGACTTCCCTGCCCACAGCGCAGTGCAGCGAGTAGGCCCACCCATTTTTTAACCACAGGAAAAGATATGTCGAGAATTTACATTGTCAGTTACGGATGCGAAAGCCGTCTTGTTCGTGCAAACACACGCGCACAAGCACTCAACCATGTTGCCACAGGCATCATCAATGTTGACATCCCAACACAAGATCAGTTGATTGATCTGGTCGCCAAAGGGCAGTCTGTTGAGACAGCCATTCGTCCCGGTCAAGATGAACTGTCACTGGAGCAGGCATGAGCTACGCAGACATTGAGATGAAAGTTGTGAGATGGGGTGAGGCTCGTCAGATTGTTCAGCACAGCAATCCACGAGCGCAAGCCATCAAGACGCTTGAAGAAGTTGGCGAGCTGCTGCAAGCAATTACAGTCAATGACCGCGAGGCCATGATTGACGCATACGGCGATATTCTTGTCACCCTTGTGATGGGTTGCGCCACTGCTGATCTTGACCTTGTAAAGTGTTTTGAACACGCTTATGAGCAGATTAAAGACCGCAAGGGTTATCTGTCGCCAGAAGGCATCTTTGTGAAGGAGTCGTGATGATTTTTGACCTTACTACTTCTGCGCTTGATAAGCAGGTATCAGGTAGCCACTACAAAGACAAAGGCATCCAGCCCATTGTCTACATCCACGCCAACAATCTAGGTTTTTGTGAGGGCAACGTGGTCAAGTACGTTACTCGTCACAAAGAAAAGAATGGTGCTGCTGACATTCGCAAAGCAATCCATTACCTAGAACTGCTGCTTGAGTTGGAGTATGGGAATGCAGCCACTGCTGCTTGATGTCTGTCGGTGAGATCCTGAATTGCCAGACAACTTCTGCCGCAATTGCAAGCGTTGGCTTTATCACCCTGAACAGGTGTCGGGGCCACGCACTCCAATTGTCAGTGTAGAGTCAAGCGCATCAGAGGCTTGCTCCTACATTCCAATTTCACTCTTGAAGGAATAAGGCAATCTCTGCCTGACGCCTTTTAACGAGTCCGGGCAGGACTTTGCCACCACCCTTAGTCCATGCCATAAAAGCCTCCGCAGCACCCTCCCAATCGCCTCTATTAGCCTTCATACGGATGGTGGAGCGTTGGAGGTTGCCTAATCCAAAATTGTAGGAAATAGAGACAAGAGCGTCAAAGCTGCCTTGACGGCCAATAACGCCGGGAACAAGTCGTAGAACACCACGTTCAAAAGAATCGACATCTTTTCGGAATAGCGCATCGATTTCATCTTTACTCCAAATGCGGAAGTCCTCTATTTGCAAAGGCATTTCTTTGCGAATCATTGGTGTGTGCTTATCAGGCACACGCACCACAGGCAATCTGATTTGCTCTTGGTACAGCACATGGCCGTAGCCAATCGTCCAGATGTGAGCAGGGCAAAGGTAAGGCTTATTTCTAAACCCCTCAAACCTGTGCATCAGGTCTTCACCTGCCTTGCTCAGTTTCACTTCTTGCCCCAATTGCGTGATCCAAACCAAAACCCAATGATACCGCCAAGCATTGCCATTTCATCGCTTGAGAAGATCAGGTCAGAGTACAAGATGACATCATCAATGCTGCGAATTAAGCCGGGATGCTGATACAAGTACCAAGCCATGAAGATGTTAATCAGCACCAATTCAATAACAAAGATATAGGTGACTGTTGGCCGCACAGTACCTACATAGCTAGATACCCATGTCGATGCCTTCTCAAGAACCTTGGCATCGTGAACAAGAGCAGCTTCAGTCATCTGAGCTTCGGTCTGCATTGCCACTTGCTCTGTGCGGATTTCCTCTACCCGTGCCTGTGCTGCAAATCCAGCAGCGGCCAAAGCCAGTTCGCGTTCTGTTTGCACAGCAGCTAAAGCCAGTTCATGTTTCTGGTCGGCCTTATTTTGAAAGTATTCCAGCAGCTTAGGTAGGCCAGAGATTAACAAGCCACCAAGGGTAGAAATGAGAGATAACATTTATGCGCTCCTTGCATCCATGACAACGTAAACCCCAAAGCCTACCAAGAGAAAAATCAGTATTACGCCGCCAACCACGATAACGATTTCAACAAGCTCTTCACGCTCTTGCTTTGCCCTTAATGCACGGTCACGAGCAATCTGCGCGTCAATCTTGTCTTGCTTGTTCATGTCAGCAACACGGGCCATGATGGAATTCCATACGTCCATGTTGTTGGGGAAAAATAGCCCTTTGACCTGTTCCTCAAAGTCTCTCTGTGCTTTAAGGTCAAGTTCAATTTGAATGGCTTTGCCCATGTTGGAGCCACCACTGCTTTTGGCTTGGTCTAGCGCCTTGGTGACTTCATGCTTTTGCTCAAAGTATTTGCCAAGCAATGGGCCAAGACTCCGAACATCATCCACTGTTCCCGAAACTTCTTTAATCATGGAAACCGTCTTTTGAACAGCCGCCATGCCAGCAAGTGCTAATGTGATCGGGTCCATTACCTCACCACCTCAATAAAAACTTTGGCGCACCAAATGACAAGTCCAACGAGAAGGGCCGCAGCAACAAAACTAAC